GCTTGGTAGAACGGCTTGCTCAGTACTTGGAACGCTAGGTTCACTTGCTCCGGCGATAGGTTCATTTTGGGTCTCCTGTGGTATTGCTTGAAATTCGGGTCGAGCTAAAAACTGCTCTACATTTTTTCTTGCTTTTTCGCTAGTAGTTTTATCTGCGTACGCTTCTAATACTGTTTTTACTTCGGCAGCATCAGCTGGGTTCGAGATATCTTTACCATGTATTAACTTGTTTCTAATAAACGTTGCGGTAGGACCAATACCTAAAGCCTTAAAAGTACTATCATCAATCTTTGTAGCAACATCTTGTGGTGTAGCTTTAGCTGGTTTGGCCCGGACAACTGGTTCAGCAACTGGTGGTGCGCCAAATAAATCTGGCTGTTGTTGGTCTTCTACCCCTGCTGCAGGTGGGGCTGGCTGTAAATCTAAATCAGCTTGCTTAGAACCTAAAAACTTTTTAAGGCGCTTTGAAGCATCGCGGGCTTGGTTGGCAAGTATTTTTTCACCTTTAGATACAGAAGCTTCTGCTTGCTTTGTAGGTTCACCCTGTTCATTAAATAAACCAAGCTGTGTTCCTGTAAGTTCTTTAGGCGCATTTTTAGCGGCAGCTTTGGCGGCTTTAGTATCTTCTATACCTTGTTTTTTAATTGCTTCTGCATCGTATAGTTGTGAGTATGGACCAGTTTCTAAACCTGGTAATTGCCCTTGTTCTTGGGCTTGTTGGTATTGAGCAATATCCATTCCAGCTGCATCAGCTTGAGCTTTTAAATCAGCAGCTTGTTGGTAAGATTGAGTGCGACCAGCACGTCTTTGCATTGCGTCGTTATATTGGCTTTGACGGCGGGCTGCTTCTGATGTACCTGTACCAATACCAATAGGACCACCTGCTACAGCACCACGTACAGAAGATTCAACGATACGATTCCAGTCATCGCTATTAAATACTTGTGGATTGCCAGCAATAAACTTTTCTGCAGATTCGCTAATAGCTTCTTGGGCACCTTCAGTTAAACCTTCATATCCAGCATCGGTTAATACGTTAGCAGCTATAGAACGAACTAAACCTTTTTCCATGCCAGATTTCTCTAGCAGTTTTTCTACAATTCCTACTTTTACAGGACCAGTTAGGCTATGTAATATCTTTTCTGGAAGGATAGAATCTAATGCAGCCGATGCAGAACCCCATAACATACTAGCACCAGGAGCCAATTCCCCAGTTTTATCGTATATATTTTGGAATACTTCTGGGGCATTTTGTGCGTAAGAGCCTAGGTATACCCCAACGTGCTGACCCATTTGCCCAGCAGCTTTAATTTGCGGTAAAGACTTTAATAAACCTTGCTGTATAAAGGAGGCTGCTTCGTTTTCAGCTAGACCTTTGGCGGCAGCTTCAGCAGTTAATTGGGCAGCAACTTTACCGGCAGCGACCCTAGTAGCGACTGCCTCTACACCAACTCCAGGAATAAGGGAAGTAAGTAAATTAGGTACGTTTTCTACAAAGTTTTCTAATACAAAACCAGGAATATCTGCTATACCTTTTACATCTGATAAAGAACCATACTGAGGTGCATACTTAGCAGCAATTAAATCTTGAGTTTGTTTGGCTTCCGCCATCTGCTCTTTAGCATAATCATCATAGCCTAAAGCACTTCCAACCATAGCTGGAATAATGTCGCCAAACGTAGATTTAGTTTGTTCAATGCCACGATGTAATGCGCGACTAGCCTGTTCTCCATAGGTTAATTCACCTTTAGGAATTTCAAAACCATGCTGTTTAGATAATGATTCTAATTGGGCGTCAAATTGGTCTTGTGTTAGGTTATCAGCAAAATTAGTTGGCCCAATTTTTGGTAGGTCTATTAGCATTTTTAACCGCCAGAGGTATCGTCAAGCCCTAGTGTACTATATTGCCTAATGCGGTCTCTTTCCATGTCGTTATATGCTTTTTGCAAACCGGGTGTAACTGACCAGTTTTTACCATATTTTTCTGTAAATTGTTTTTGTAGTGCGGCTTGACCATTAGGACCAGTATCATTAGCGTAAGCAGTTTGTGCTTTAATACCAGCTAAGTTAGCAGCTGCAGTAGCTTTTTGCTGGGCAACACCAAGCGAACCAGTACGATATTTTTCATTAGCAGCATCAACTTTAATTTGTCGAGCCAAAGCATCTCTACGAGATTGCTCAAGAAGTTCCGCGCGGGATAAACCAAGGCGACCTGTAAGTTGTGCATTTTCATCAGCAATTTGTGACTTACGTGCATCAGCTAATGTACTAATACCTTTAGAGGCTCCCTGACCAATATTAGCTAAAGCATAAGGTGAAGTACCGCCCATCATACCAAGACCAGCTTGCAACAAAGCCATATAGTTATCAATAGACTTTTGGTTTTTAGAACTAGTTTCACGCTCTCTTAACATATCCCGTAAAGAGGAAATATCTTCCCCACCACGACCCGAAGCTTGAGCTTTAGCTATTTGGTCATCAATACTTGGTTCAGCACCTGTAGGTGCAGTATTACGACCTAATTCATTATCGGTTGGACCCATTTGTTGATTAGAAGGTGCTACGCTAGGCGCAGGGGTTGGTTGTGGTTCTTGTGAACGCACGTACTTATCATAGTATGGAGTCATACTGGTTGAAGACCCACCAAAAGCTTCTTCTGGAATATATGGAACATTAAGACCTGTTGCCCGTAAAGGACGAACAATACCAGTATTAGCTGCACCCATAACACCACGTACAGGCAATGTAACTACGTCTGCAGCAGAAGCTCCAAGCTTTTTAAGGCCCATCATAAAGTCTTGCTTATCTTGTTTTTGTTGAGCATCTGCAGGAGTACCGCCTTCTTCAAAAGCAACAATACCGCCACCTGCGTAACCCATTAAACCACCTTGAGCTGCACCAACATATCCACGAGTTTCGCCCGGAACTTTAGCTGGATCTGCACCTGAGGACAGCCACTTATCTACATTACCTTGACCCCAGTTATAAGCCATAGCTGCAAGCTTTTGGTCTCCACCATAATGCTTTAACAAACTAGAAGTCATTTTAGCAGCAGCTGGTAGTGCTTGGTTCATATCCATTGGGTCAATACCATACTGTTTAGCAGTAGCAGGCATGAATTGTGCAATGCCTTGGGCACCTGCTTTAGATACTGCAGACTCAGGATGTTCTAAACCACCAGTCTCTTTAGCCATCATGTGTAAAAATAAGTCTTGTGGGATACCAGCTTTTTCTGCGGCAGCACGTATTTCTTTTTCATACTTGTGCTTTTTATCGGTAAACTTAATACCTTCTCCGCCTTTTTTCTCAGCATCAATACCTATACCCTTACTTGGTAACGCAGAAATACCATAGCCTTCTTCACCACCTTCTGGCTCTTCTTGCATTTGGGCTTGGAATTTATGGAGCATAGCCATGTCTTGATCTTCTTGTGGATCACTTTCATCGTCTTCTGGTAGACCACCTTCAGCAAAAGCAACAATACCCCCGCTTGCCATTCCACCTTCTGGTAAATTACTTTGTGCAGATTCAATACCCTGTGGTTGGGCTTGAGCCATCATTTGTGGCTGTGCTTGTGGGGCAGACTCTTGCATAATCTGCTGGGCGATAGGGGGTTGCTTAGGAGCCTGTGGGGTTTGTGCAGCTTTTTCTTGCTGTAATTTATCTTGGATTAAAGGAATGCCAACATACGCAGGAAGCGTACCATCTTGCACGGCTTGATGTAGTTGTTGAACAGATAATTTTTGCGCATCACCCATGCGGCTCATTAAGCTACCAATCATATGCGCTCCATCTTAATACCAAGCATGTCGTATTTAACACCCAAGAACCCATTATCCATCTCAACAACAGCCTCAGGCATAATCTTTTGTACTTCTTGTGCCATAACACCGCTGTACCAACCTTCACCGCATTCAGCTTTAAATGGAGGTTTGTATTCAAAATGATACAAATTAATACCCATTGGCAATGTACCAACCAATCTAAGGTTTTGCTTAGTGCGAACGTCAGAAGTAGTACCAGAACTACCGCCACCCATAGCATTGTAAAGACCTAAACCAGCGATACCTGTGGTACCAAGTCCAGCAATTTGTGATGCAGTGCTAGGAGCAGCTTGATATGTTTGGGTAGTAGAAGACTGCATAGGCAAGCCATGCAACAAGTTAGACATATTAGAAAGCTGCAACATTGGGTACTGTTGTTGAGCAGCATAGTTCTGAATAGCTTGGTTAATAATGTTTTGTTGCTGACCTTGCTGCACTGCACCTTGTTGGGCTTGCGCATTAAGAATACCGGACTGAGCTTGCAGTTGTTGACCACCAATATTAGCTAATGCATTAGCACCAGAAATGCCCTGACCAGCACCTTGTAAACCTAAACCAGCTACTTGGTTCATTTGATTTTGTGCATTTTGGAATGCTTGACTATAGGCATTACCAACCAACTGGTTTTGAGCCAGCATTTGGTTTTGGCTATTTAAAGAATTAGCTAGCTGCTCGCGATTACCACCAAAAGCCCCCGATTGGGTAGCCGAACTCTGTTCTTGTTGTCCTGCAATACCATACTGTTGGTTTAATAAATCTAGCGATGGGGCTAAAGTATTTTGCAAATATGGGTTCATATAAGCAGCAACAGCATTGGGGTTTGTAGACTGGTTTTGTAAATTCTGACCAGCCATTAAAGACTCAGCAGTGCCCATTCCAGCAGCGCCAGTAGCAGCGTTATATTGACCCGGAACTTGTAGATTAGCTACACCTTGTTGGGCTTGTTGTTGCAATGGACTAAAAGGTGCAACAGCAGCTTGGGCTTGATCTTGAGCAGAATTAGTGATGTTGCCGCTAGCATCTACAGTAGCGCCATAAGGCACATACGGTTTAAACCCGCTTACGTTACCACTAGGGTCGTAATTATATATTTGTTGCTGGGCAGTGCCCAACATGGTTTCCACATACGGTTGTACATATGTAGGTAAATTCGACGTATTAGTCGTTGATGAAACTGGCCCGCCGCCACCGCTTGATCCGCCGCCACCCATAAGGTTCTCCTAAATTTTTGTTTCTACTAGCAGGGTGCGTTCAACAAACCCATACCGTTTCCATAAACGAGCGATAGATGGTTTTGCCATCCCTTGAATTTTTGTTGCTCCGTTAGCTTTCAAAATATCGCTCATCTGTTTAAATGTTTCTCTATTAGATATTAATTTACCGCCAATAAAAGTAATAAAAGCAACCCTATCATTTGGGTAGTTAATAAACGAAGAGGCTGCTGCACCATGTATTACTCCTTCTTCATCTATTGCTACCATTAATACCCACTGCCCAACATTTACTAATAACTTAATTTGGTCTAATGTGTAATCACCAAAACCGTTTTCCATTGCAGCCAATACATACTTTTCAATTAAAGGCCATGTTTGAGCTGCATGTGTATTAGCTACATAACGGACAGTTAAGTTCATGCTGGTAAAAAGCCCCCTGCCTTAATTTGTTTACCTTGAGCCTTGCGCCCAGTACGTGCGTGACGAACTTTATCCATCATCTTATATAAGTGCTTTGCACCCGCATCAGTAGAGCCATTGCCAAGGTGTGAGACAACATCGGCAGGTACAACAAACTCACCATCAGCAAGACGGGCAGGCTGCGAGCCACCAATAGTTGCATGGATATCATCACTCATACCATCGCCACGACCTTTTAAAAGACCTGCAATACCCCCAGAAGCCATCATTTGTGTGGGCTCACCTGTTAATGGGTTAGTTGATGGTTCGTTACTATCCATTTGGGCATTTTGTGCGCCTACTGGCATTTGGGATGGGGTATTATATTGAGGTGTTTGTTGCTGACTCATTGGATATGCACCACCGGACATAAAGTCTACATTTGGGGGCATTGCTTGGGTAATTCCGCCAGCAGCATAATGAGGCACATAAACACTCCCTGGTGCATATGAAGGAGTAGATGGAGTAAATGCACCTGGGCTGTAATGTAATTGTGTAAGAGGTCCAGTATATGGGGTAGCATTTGGATTTTGTACGCCTTTAATTGGGGCACCAATAGTACCAGCCAAATAACCACCACCCACATCAGCAGCCAAGCCCATATTAGAAAGGCCTGTACCAAAAGCACCACCCAAACCAGAACCTACTGCACCAGTAGTAGCACCAGCCCCTAAAGAGCCAGTAGCCGCAGCAGGCAAACCTAAACCAGAAATACCGGCTGTAGGAGCCATTAAACCCCCCACTGCTCCGTTACCTGCTCCAATACCTACGCCAGTAGATGCACCAGTTAAACCAAATCCACCACCAGAACCTAAAGCGGCATCAGTAAGAGCCGTACCAGTACCCGCACCAACAGCACTAGTTCCAGCACCCGCTACAGCTCCAGGAACTAAAGTAGAAGAATCAGCAACAGCACTACCAGCAGCACCAGCACCAGCCCCACCAGCAAATCCACCAGTAACGGCACCTAAAGCACCGCCCATTAAAGCCCCTTTTAAGGGATCGCCACCTTGCGCAGCAGAAGAAGCACCACCCACACCAGCACCGATAAGGGCGCTGATTGCCATTGTTTCGCCGATTCCAGCATCCATATTAGTACTTTCTAGGGTTAGACTTGGTTGATTTTAGCATAATTATCCTATTAACCATGCAGTTCCGTTGTCAAATACAGGCACGGAATTAGACCCACCACCTGTAACCGTAGCTGCAAAAGTAGTAGAAGTCGCATCCGATACAAATAACCTACGCCCTTTAATACCAGCAGTAGGTAACTGCGATACGGTATAGACCATAGGTGTTCCAACAAGACCAATTATAACGTTATCTAGCTGGTTAAAATATAAACGAAAGGCATTATTTAATTCGTTTTGGTAAGATTGTATGTATTCAACTGGCGCAATAGGCAAGTTGGGGGCTTTGGCTGGCTGTAGTTGACCTACTTTTAATGCTGTAGCCATTATCTTCTTCCGTCAGGTCTAATATCAATACGTGGGCTACCTAGTTGCCAAGCAACTCCAATAGTATTTGACTCAATTCTAAATGCCATTTGGCGACCACGTAACCTTGTATATACTTGCCCTGTAAATTGCTGAACTGTATATTCACTAGGAACTGGGGTAGCATAAACTTGTGAGCTAGTAACTGTTGGGTTATCTGCAGTACCATAAGGGGTGCCTGAGTTTTCTCTTGGCCTGATGGTCATAGTTACAGAAGGGTAAGCAACATTAGAACCGTTAAAGTTAACGTCAGGCAAAATACGCCATACAAATCCAAAATTATGCCCATCACCAATGTCAAAGTCTGAAGATTGTACATATGAGTCAATTGCTCTAGTAGTTAATCCTGAGTTGTCATCAACACCGTTTTCTTGGTATAACAAGTATCCATACCCACCAGTAGTAGCCATAGATACTGGAGCTGTTTGTGAACCTACGTTTTGGTTAATATTTACTATATAAGTTCCAACTCCACCTGTACCTGTACCATAATTTGCAATGGTAGTATTTGTTGTTACCCCTGTACCAGATAAAGTAGTATCTAAAGAAATTACTCCTGAAGTCATATTGGTAACTGTTAAAGTTGTACCAGAAATAAATCCAGAGAAAGTTGCACTTGTTAAATAGTTAGCAGTTACGGGGTATTGTTGGATACCTGTTTCTAACCATGCCGTTCTAGACATAGTACCGTAATACCAAACCCTATCTAAATAGTTATATACAACATATTTATCAATAACATTATTAGACTCATTAGAACAGTAGTACCACCATACTTCGTTATAACCTTCATTAGCCCCAGCAAATATCTGATAGGCTTGGTTTTCATTAATATCGTCAAAGATATATTGACGTAATGAGCATGGTAGGGTTTGTACTGTACCCGAATACATGTAAAACTTTTCTGTGCCCATCCAGTAAGTTACGTTGTTAACCGTAATCATAGCATTAGGCGAAATACAAGAGATGTTATCCATCAATACTTGAAAACCCCAAACATAAGGGGCGCCTAAGTACTGCATAGAGTATAAGCATGAATCAGTCCAAACTAGAATCTCTTGGCGGGTTGCACGGGCACCCATAATGTAAGAGCCGTTAGATAATGGAAATTCACCAGCTTGGTTTGTTATTGAAGGAACCCATTGATATTCATTACCTTGATCTGACCAACGAACTAGCATTGGGTTAAATGGGGTATTAGGAGTTCCAGTTAGGTAGCTATTAGCGCCAAAAGCAATTACAAAACGCTGGATAGCTGAAGTAATAACTTGATTAGTATTATTAGGAACGTAAGCACCAGAGTACCCGTTGTATGTAGATAAGTACTGTAGAGATTGCGCTCTTACGCTTGTACCAGTTGAATCTAACCAATAATAAAGCGCGCCTCCTCTAGGGGCAATTACAAGATTTTGACCAAAGTTATCGCTAGACCAAAGGCGTAATTGAGAACCCACACCAATAGTAGCTGCTGTACCCCAGCCCCTTGTACCATATTGAGGATAAACAATAACTGCGGAACCACCACCCGATGTAGTAGCTGTAGCAGTAAAACCGCTAGGGAGGGTAATAGTAAATGTATTTACACCAGTAACTGTAATAGCAAAGGTGTTGTTAATCATATCTAGTGGTATGCTAGCAAAAGAAGTTGCCCCAGCAAAAGCAACATAGTTACCTGTAATAAGACCATGCGCTGGGTAAGTGACCGTTACTGTACCGCTGCTAGCAGTAGTAGCAAAAGGGTTAGCCCCTAAAGTTGTAAGAATAGTAGGTGACCAAGAACCCGCACCCCAACCAGTACCCGTCGTATAAACATCTAAACCAGATGGCAATTCGTATTGAATTACTACAGAAGAACCGCCGCCTGTAGCTGTAGACGAGGCATTATTAGTTGCAACAACAGTATATGTAATAGCGCTAGGAACAGAATTAACTACATATTCACCACTTAAAGTAATACCGCCAACAGCAGTTGCACCAGAAACAATTATGTAATCTCCTACGTTAGGAGTGTAGTTTGGGTCACTAATAGTTACTACATTAGAACCAGATATGGTTGATATTGGGTTTGTTCCTAAAGTATTAGTTTGGTATATAGGAGTTATATCGTAAAAAGAGCCGCCCCTTGCAATATAATATTTCTTACTAGTACCCAGACCTATATAGTTGTTACCTGATAAATCAACCCAGTTCCATAAGTCTCGGCATACACCCACAAAAGTAGAGTTAGCAAACCGAATCCAACCGCCAATTTTTTCTGGAAAGCCAGAACGAAACCGAACTTTATCCCCATCATACCAACCACCCTCGTTAGAGTAATCAGTACCTTCACGGTTTAAGCCGGGTCTAAATTGTAGTTTCTGTAATGGCATTAGTAGGTATCCAGTGCTTTTTGTGCTGCTGCAATATATGCAACTCGCTCGTTATATCCGTCCATACCGCCATTAATACGGCGGGTCATTTCTTTTAAATCACCTTCATCGGCTAAAGCATTTAAGCCTTTTTTATTCCAAAACCAACCCGCACTTAAAGCTGCATATTGAGGTACTAGTAAGTTATCAGGAAAATCTATTAAGTTAAGTTTTAGAGCATCCCCACAATTTTTATACTCGTCACGCCCAGTTAGCTGTATAACTCCTCTGCCACGGAACGCAAACCCATCACCATCTTGGGTGTTCCCCATTCTACCAGCATACACTTTGTTAGCAATCTTTTCTGGATTTTCTGCGTATTTCTCAGCCACATCAGCATCAGGAAATCTTGAGGGCCATGTACGCATAAGTCCATTGGCAGAGTAATGAAGGTTCTCTTCAAGAGTTCGGAAGTTGTTTGACTCATGTTGGCACTGTCCTATAAATGCTGCTTGTCTTTTAGTGGTGCTAATTCCATATTTAACAAAGGTATCAAGTAGTGGTTTGTACCATTTATCTACATCAATATTTAATATTTCTAATTGTTTTGGACTCATTTAATACCTATTTGCTCGTTTATCCATTGCTGCAGGGTTACTACTTGGAGGGTTGTGGCTGCGCAATCTGAAGCAAGTTTATTGTAGGCGGCGATTGCATCAGAGAGCTTGGTGGTTCCGGAAATGCCGGGCACTGAACTGGTACCTGACTGGCGCACCCCGTTAGCATAATACTGGCGCAAAAGAGCAAGCTTCGCATCATATTCATCTTGAATCCCTTTATTGATTAACTCATGTTCTTTTTTGATTGCTTCAATTTTGATTTCTTGTTGCGCGACAACTTCGTCATTAGCATGCTTGTAGTCCAGATATCTTTGATTACCAATATGAAAACCACAATAGAAAATGCCGCAAGCAGCCACCACATATAATCCAACTTTGATGTAATTAGCGTACCCACTTAATAAACTCCACATCATGCCCCCGGTCCAGAATTATCTGAAGGTTCAGTATTTTGTTTAGCCCAAAGAGCCATTCCATGTGCCCCTACGACAGCAGCTAAACCCATATATAACCTTTCTATGTCAACCAACCCAGTACTTACAGCGTTCCATATAGACGCAGCTATTACAGCCAACATACAAAAAAGCCAAGAATGCCGCCCCAAATCAGGAGTAGCATTGTCTTTACCAGACATTAACTTGGCGAAATACTCTTTCATTTCTTTTTTGCTGCTTTTTTTGCTGGTGCTTTACGGGTAGTAGCTTTAGCTACAGTTTTACGCACCTTAGTTGCTGCTTCTGGTGCTGGGAAAGGCCAAGGTGCAATCTCTTCTTTAGCTGGCTCAAATTTACTCAATGCCCATTTCAAGGCTTTAACTACATGCTTTTTCATTTGTGTTTCCCTTTTGTTATAAAACTTTGTCTTACTGTTTCAAACTTTTCCAATAACTCTGGCTCAATTACTGCCGCATCTACGTTTTTACGGTATTCTAGGGCGTGGTTCTCCAGCTCGGTTATGTCTGCATTATACCGAAAACCCTTAGTTTTGCCTTTAGTATCATAGGCATCGCAGATAATATGGTACCTGTCCTGGTCTGAATCGTTGCGAATCTGGTGCCAATTATTAACCCAGACTATATAGGCTTTGCCTGCTTGCATATGTAAATGCTGCCCATCTGAAATAAAAACGCACTTAGGATTGGTAATTAAAGGAATATGGATTCTAGCCATATATTCGTCTCCATCGGCATCTTTATGCACTAAGGACTTAGCCCCAGCCTTTAAGCAGGTAACTCTTACTCTTCTAGGGTAAAACCCTAAGTCTTCTAGCTGATTTACTATGTACGCAAATTCTCCCACACATGCTTGGGTAGGGTTCTTATGCTCCATAGAGTGCGCAATATCGAAGAATTTAAGTGCTTTAAAGTTATTATCGTTTTGTGGAAAGTAGATTTCCATTGCTTCTCCGTGGTCATTCTGGAAAAAATCCCAACCATCTCGCCAATCACCAGTACGGGAAGTAATAGACCAGCCGCCAAAACCATGATAAGCCGGTGTTTCATATTCTTCTCCTTGAATAATCTGTTTACCTAAAGGAAATACATGGTGCTTTAAATTAAATAAAAGACGACTATGGTCAATATTTAGGCAGTCAAGCTCTTCATAAAACATTATAGGTTCCCCGTTTCATGTAACATTTGCTTTACTTCTTCATAGGTATGCTTGTCTGTACAGACACTAATAGCTAATCTTTCTTTAATTGGAAAGACTGGAACCACTGCATGAATTTGGGTAACGTCTAATAACCAAGCATCCCCGGGCTGGGCAATAAAGTTGCCAATACAAATTAAATCTTTTTTGTTATACACTTTTCCATTAGTTTGGTTTGGTACTTGGTAACTTTCTGTTTCTTTAAACGGCCTATAAAACTTGGTAATGCATAGCTCTGGTTTAATGTAAAAATTAATAGTGCATTTAATTTCGCTATCAGTATGCGGTGGAACAGCATCATTAATTTTCATAAGGGACACAGTAAAATCTTGTCTATATTTCATTGGTAAGGTGTATAAAACCCCTCCTTTTTTAATCTCAATATGGTTATAGCTAATCATGCCACCATAGGAAATTTGTTCATCAAGCTCGTTATAGTCAAGGTTACAAAACTTTTGGTTTAGACGTTCAAACATTGATATTCCTTGATTTTAAGCATGTCATTGCACCAGCTTTTAAGAACCAAAGCATTAGGGGCATTTGGGTCTATTACGGTTGTTATATCCGTTGAGATTGAAATACGCAAGTCATTACTTTTATTAACTTCAATGTAATGTAAAACATATGCAGGGAAAAATACTAGTTTGCCAGTTACTGGC